GGAGCCGTTCTCGGGGTCCGGGTCGCAGATCATGGCGGGCGAGGCCAACGGCCGCCGCGTCTTCGCGATGGAAATCAGCCCGGCCTACATCGACGTCGCCGTGGAACGCTGGCAGGCCGACACCGGCTGTGACGCGATCCTTGATGGAGATGGCCGAACCTTTGCGCAGGTGAGAACCGAGCGGCTGGGCGACGATGCCGACGCCGCCGCCTGATGGCCGTCTACTACAACGATGCCGATCCCGCGGCCTGCGCATGGTTGCGGGAGCTGATCGCGGCCGGGCTTCTGCCCGCGGGCGAGGTGGACGAAAGGTCCATCCTCGAGGTGGAGCCCGCCGACCTGCGCGGCTTCGCGCAATGCCATTTCTTCGCCGGCATCGGCGGCTGGCCCCGTGCGCTGCGCCTTGCCGGCATGGCCGGGGACCTGTCCGTCTGGACCGGCTCGCCGCCCTGCCAGCCCTTCAGCCAGGCCGGACAACGCAAGGGACAGGACGATGACCGCCATCTCGCACCCGCGTTCCTGCGCCTCGTTACCGCCTGCCGACCGGAACTCGTCTTCGGCGAGCAGGTCGCCAGCGCGGCAGTGCTCGGACCGGTTGGCGGACCGGCTCGAACAGCGACTGAGGGCGCGGCTGGCTGGGCGTGGTTCGATGCTCTGGCGGCTGACCTGGAAGCGGCATCTTACGCCGTCGCGGCGGCCGATCTGCCGGCTGCGTGCATCGGTGCCCCGCACCTCCGCCAGCGGCTTTTCTTCGGCGCCGTTGCCCTGGACGCAGTCCCTCGCGGGTTGGGCGACGGCCTCGGCGCGGGATCACAAGGACGGATCGGAATGTCCGGCCGTGCCGATCAATGCTCTGCTCGGCCGACAGGTATGGCTGGCGGGCTGGCCGACGGCGATGGCGGGCTCGCCCGCGACGGAGCGCTACAACGCGGCCGGCAACACCGATGCGAGCCGACGAACGGTGAAGCTGGTGGACTGGTCGAAGTCGTCGCCCCCGCCGGGACCAATGCGACGGACGGCGTCTGGCGGGATCCGGACTGGCTGCTCTGCCGCGATGGCCGCTGGCGACCCGTTGAGCCCGGAACATTCCCGCTGGCTGATGGGATACCCGGCCGCATGGGGCTCCTGCGGGGCTACGGCAATGCGATCGTGCCGCCGCTCGCGGCGGAATTCGTGACGGCGTTTCTGGAGAGCCTGCCGGAGGGGCTGTGATGAGGCAGAGCCGGATCATGTCGATGGTCGAGACCGCGACGAATGTTGTCGTTGGCTATGGTCTGGCCATCGCCACGCAGATCATGGTGTTCCCGTGGTTCGGGATCGAAGCCGCGCTGAAGGAACACCTTGCGATCGGCTTGGTGTTCACAGGGTTATGCGGTGCACCGCATAAGATAGTTTATGCCGAGCGGATGATTATGCGGAGTCTGTGGCGCCCTTGACAGGCGCGACAGGGGCTTTTGGCGGTTGTCACTCCGCATAATTCCGGCCGTTGCTCGCCTCGATCAACATTGCCATCAGCTTGTCCGGCACGGTGAAGCGGCCGCGTTTCAGTGTTGGCGGACCCATGGCGGTGAGCGCCTCGAGCTTTTCGGTCGGATCGGCGCGCAGGTAGATCTCGGTGGTCTGGACGCTGGCATGGCCGAGCCAGAGCGAGACCTTGCGCACATCGCCGGTGGCTTGCAGCGTGTGCATCGCGCAGCTGTGGCGCAGGATGTGCGGAGTCACCCGCTTGGCGGCGATTGACGGAGCTGCCTGCGCGGCGATGGCGGCGTGCTTGTGCAGAATGTACTCGAACCCGGACCGGGTCATCGCCCGGCCGCCCGCGTTCAGGAACAGTTGTGGATCGCCCGACACGGGGCGCAGCGCAATCCAGCGCCGGACGGCGCGGGCCGTGTCCTGCCAGAGCGGCAGGATGCGTTCGCGTCTCCCCTTGCCGATCACATGCAGGCTGGGCATCGCGGCATCGTCGAACTGATCGAGCCGGAGGCCAACAAGTTCCGAGACCCGGAGGCCCGCCGCGAAGGCAAGATGCAGCATGGCCTGATCGCGTAACCCTGCAACCGTTCGGGGATCGGGCGCGGCCAGCAGTGCCTGCATCTCGGCCCGCGTCAGGTAGCCCACCAGGGGTTGCGCACTGCGCTTCATCGGGATCGCGTGGATCCGCCGCGCCTGATCGAGGCAGGCGGGCACACGATACTCGATGAACCGGAACAGCGAATGGATCGCCGCGAGGCGGGCATTGCGGCTGCGCGGCGTGTTGGATCGTTCCGCCTCAAGATGGTCAAGGAAGGCGCAGATCAGATCGGCGTCCAGATCCTCGATATGGATCTGGCTGGGCCTGGCCTTTCGCCGCCCGGCGGCAAAGGTCAGGAGCAGCCGGTAACAATACGCGTAGGAGGCAATGGTGTGCTGCGAGGCGCCGTGTTCGCGGGGCAGATGCGCACGCAGATAGGTGGACAGATACGGAGCAAGGGGCGTCATGCCGTACCCTCCGCCATCAGGGCCTCGCCCGCATCGGCAATGTGCCGCATCAGCGCCGGAGTGGCCTGCAGATACCACCAGGTGTGGTTGGGGTCGGCATGGCCAAGATAGGTGGCCAGCGCCAGCATGTGCCGCGAGATCGCACGCCGGTCGCTGCCGCAAGCTTCCAGCGAGCGCACCGCGAAGGTGTGGCGCAGGTCATGCAGCCGCGGGCCCTTCTCGCCGGGCAGGCCGCGCAGGCCGGTCTCGCGGGCGATCCGCAGGAACAGCGCGTAAAGCGTAACATAGGACGGGCGTCGGCCGTAGTCGTTCACGAGCAGCGCATCGCCTTTGATCGGCTTGCGCCGCCGGATGTAGCCCTCCAGCGCCGCCCGCGCCGAAGGATGCAGCGGCACGAGGCGGCTCTTGCGGAACTTGGTCTCGCGGATCACCAGGCCGTCGGCGGTGATGTCGCCCGGATCGAGGCCGACCGCTTCGGAGACACGCAGCCCTGTTGCCGCCAGAAGGCCGATCAGCGTGGCCAGGGTCTCGCCCCGAATGGCACCCGGAGGTCCCAACCGCCGGGCAGCCGCCATCAGGGCGGCAATCTCGTCGCCGGTATAGATGTAGGGCAGTCGGCGCTGGAACCGCCATCGCCCGAAGGCTTCGGCGGGTGGTGCCTCATGCGCCGGATCGGCGAGGACCAGGTGTTCGGCAAAGCGCCGGACGATGGCCAGACGGGTGCAGGTCTGGTTCCTCGAGACGGTTCGGGCGGCCCAGTCAATTGCGCGATCGGTTCGGATATGCGTGTCCCCCGCCGCTTCGGCGAAGGTGACGAATGTGCGAAGCAGGCCGCTTTGGGTCGTGAACTTCAGTCCGCGGGCGCGTTGCAGCACGATGTAGGCGTCGAGGTCGCGGCTCAGCATGTCGCGCCCTCCGGCCATGCCAGACCGAGCGCGGGTGCCAGCGGGGGCGCAGCGTTCATTGCCTCGTGCGGTGGCCAGGCTTGTGCCACGGCGTCCAGCATCGCAACATCCACCTTGGCGTAATGCGCAGTGGTCTCGGTCGAACGGTGACGCAGCACGGTTGCAATGGCGTCCAGCGTGGCACCGCCGCGCAACATCGCCGTGGCGGCCGAGTGCCGCAAGAGATGGCTGCCGCGCGATGGGGCATCCTTGATGCCCGCCCGTTCGATTGCACGTCGCACCACACCGCCCACCACGCCGGAACTGACCGGACCGAAGGGCGGCAAAAGGTTCAGGAACACGATGTCGCAGGATGCGGCGGGTCGTGGTCCGGTCAGCCAGGCAATCAGCGCATCACCCGCATCCTGCGGCAACGGCAGCCGGACCTCCCGCTGCCCCTTGCCACAGACCCGCAGCGTCGCGGCCCGCCAGTCGATGTCGGTCATACGCAACTCGGCCACATCGCGCGCCCGCAGGCCGAGACGCGCCAGCAGCAACAGGATCGCGCGATCGCGCCGCCCGCTCGGGGTCTGCGGATTGCACGACACCATCAGCCGCTCGACCGCATCCGGCTGCAGATAGCGCGGCAGGCTTGCCAGCCGCCAGGTCTTAGCCGTCGGCACCGCCCGGTCGAGGTCGGGTGCTGCAATGCCGCGATGGGCCAGGTGACGTAGATAGAGTCGCAGCGCGCTCGACACCATCTTGGGGTAGTGCGCCGACCGAGCGGACCGGGCATGTTCGAGCAACCCATTGCGGATGATCCGCGCCGTGTAACGCGATGGATCGGTGCCGATCAGTGGCAGGATCTGCGCCAGCATCCGGCCGTGACGCGTGATGGTGACAGACGCCAGCCCGCGCTGCCGAGCCTGTGCATCGAGCCAATCCGCGACGTTGCGGTCCGGCGCCGGTGTCTCGGCGACATGCCACGGCGGCAGAACGCCCCGCGCGACAAGGTGGTAAACGAAGCGGCCGACGCGGTTGATGTAATACCGCCCGACCAAACGCGGCGACGAATGGCACCGGCAATCGTGAGCGGCAAACCGCGTCACGATGTCAGGCCCCACCTCATCCAACGCGATGCCGCTCTGGTTGAGCCAGGCCAGGAAATGCAGTGTCGAGCCAAGATGGATATGGATCGAAACTGGTGAAAGCCCGGTCCCGGCAAGATGCTGACCGTAAGCGTCGAGCAACGGTTGATGCTGCCCGGCATTCAGCAGGCGCCGCCGTCTGATCGGTGTGTCGTGTTCGTTCATATCGTCCTCCGTTGAAGGTGCCACAATGACGCCACACGCAGGACAAGCCGACTATGTCGACAAACGCAGGCCTAAAAACCGTTGCCCGTCAGTTCTTTGAGGTGGTCGGATCCAAACAACTCCGCATAATCATCCGCTCGGCATAAATGGCCGTCTCGCTGGTGCGGGGCTATCTGCTGCGGCGGCTGTTCGAGGCGATCCGGGTCCGGAGCGCAGAATGAGACACCGCCGCCCGAGTATGGGGCGGCGGCCTCGAGTTCGTAGTGTTGCGTGGCGTCAGTCGCGGACGGCGTAGACGCGGCCCCTTCCGTCAACCTTCTCGGAGGTGATCGTCAGGCCGAGCTTTTTCTTGAGCGCACCGGCAAGCGCACCCCTCACCGTGTGCGGCCTCCAGTCCAAGGCCGCGACGATCTCGTCGATGGTCGCGCCGCCGTCGGCACGGAGCATCTCGATCAACTTCGCCTGCTTCGTACCCACGCGCGGCGTGCGCGCCTTGGGCGCGAGGTCGGTCTCGGCGGAAGCATCTTGCGGGGCCTCGACGCTCGGCAACTCGTCGGCGCCCACGGGCGCGCTGTCGCCGCCCTCCGGCTCGATGCCGATGGCGGCGAGGCCCGCGTCGGTAGCGACCAGCGTGGTGCCGTGGCCATCGCCGGTTTCGCGCCACATCGGTTCGCCTTTGCGCCGGTCGGTATCGACCTCCTGCAGCAGGCCCTTGGCGATCATCGCGCCGACCACCTTGGCGGCGGCACCGCCACGCAGGCTCTCGGGCAGCGGCAGGGCGATGCGCTCGGGCCGCTGGGCGGCGGCGCTCAGGATCATGGCTTGGGTGTCGGAAAGCTGGGTCATCGTGGTCTCCCGTGTCGGGGCGCGCGGGATGCGAGCCCTTCTACGAGGCATTCGCCCGGCTTACGCGGCCCCGCTGGGGCCACGGTCCGGGCTCATCCCGCGCAGGGCGGGGCTGGCGGGATGGCTGGTTGGGCTACTCGGCGTGTTCTCCCTCGCCGAAAAGGAAATCGGTGATCTTCCGGAGGTCGCTGGCGAGGCTGCCAATCGAGCCGACGCTGCCCCAATTGACCGCTTCCGGATCGAAGTTGAAATGGTCGTCGCTGAGCGCCTGAAGTCGGGCGAGCATCGCGTCGATCTCGGCCTTCTTGCCGAGGAAGCCATCGAGGGCTTTGTTCGACCGATCCCTCGAACCGGTGGCGGGATCGGTCTCACTGTCCTGTGCGCGGCGGGTCATCTCGGTGGCTCCCAAGTGAGTTGCATCGTCCTTCTGAACGGACGTTCGCTCTGTCCGCGATGCTTATCAACGAGATAAGCGCATGATCTTGAATGATAATCGGAGCCGTCAATGCAGGGCATGAGCGAGCGCCAATACGCCGCGCATGTCGGCCTGTCGCGGGGCGCGATCCAGAAGGCAAAGACGGCCGAACGGCTTGTGCTGTTCGCCGATGGCAGCATCGATGCCGGGGCCAGTGATGTGCGTCGGGCGGAAACCACCGACCCGTCGAAGACCCGGAAGCCGCCCGAACCGAAGATGAAGCCGGTCCCCGAGGCCGCCGTCGCCGCCGTCGGCGACACCTTGCGCGAACAGGGTCTGGCGGTGCCAGCGGTTGGCGGCGGCACCACCTTCCTGCAGGCGAAGACCGCAAACGAGGTGCTGAAGGCGCAGGAGCGGCGGATCCGGCTGCAGAAGCTGAAGGGGGAGTTGATCGAGCGGGCCCGGGCGCTGTCGCTGGTGTTCCGACTGGCGCGCGAAGTGCGGGACGCATGGGTGAACTGGCCCGCGCGGTCGTCGGCGCTGATGGCGGCGGAATTGGGCGTGGAACCGGCCGCGATGCAGAAGGCCTTGGAAAAACATGTCCGTGCCCACCTCATTGAGCTTGCCGAGGTCCGGCCCGATTTCCGGTGAAACTGGCGACGACCTGACGGATTTCGACGGCGCGGCGGAAATCCTGCGCACCTGGGGCGCGGGGCTGACGCCCGATCCCGATCTGACGGTCTCGCAATGGGCGGACATGCACCGGATGCTGTCGGGCCGGGCATCGGCAGAACCGGGGCGCTATCGCACCGCGCGCACGCCTTACATGCGCGAGATCATGGACCGGCTGTCGCCTGGCGACGAGATGCAGCGGATCGTCTTCATGAAGGCGGCACAGGTCGGCGCGACCGAGGCGGGCAACAACTGGATCGGCTTTGCCATCCACCAGGCACCGGGCCCGATGCTGGCGGTCCAGCCGACGGTGGAGCTGGCGAAACGCAACTCGCGCCAGCGGATCGACCCGCTGATCGACGAAAGCCCCGACCTGCGGGAGCGGGTCAAACCGGCGCGGTCGCGCGACGCGGGCAACACGATGCTGTCCAAGGAATTCGCGGGCGGCATCCTGATCATGACCGGGGCGAACTCGGCCGTGGGGCTGCGGTCTACCCCGGCACGCTACATCTTCCTTGACGAGGTCGACGCCTATCCGGCCTCGGCCGACGAGGAAGGCGATCCGGTCACGCTGGCGGAAGCGCGGTCGCTGACCTTCGCCCATCGGCGCAAGGTGTTCCTGGTTTCGACGCCGACGATCCGGGGGCTGAGCCGGATCGAACGGGAATACGAGGCGTCCGACCAGCGCCGGTTCTTTGTGCCGTGCCCGCATTGCGGCCATGACCAATGGCTTAAGTTCGACCGGCTGCGCTGGCAGAAGGGCAAGCCGGACACGGCAGCATATCACTGCGAGGGCTGTGATCACCCCATCGGCGAGCATCACAAGACGGCGATGCTCGAGGCGGGCGAATGGCGGGCGACCGCCGTTGCCG